CACCTTTCCAGTTTGGATCATAATCTGGGTTATCGCTTATTGAAACTGTGTCACCATTTACTAAAGTGTTTGGTTTGGTTAACGTAACTGTAACTTGCTGTGAAACAGTTACCGGAGAAATATCTATAACTTCTACAGAAGCCACTCTAGTGTCTGCTAATATTTTAGCTGGATCATTAATACAAGATACTAAATCACCTATTCTAGGTATACCGTTTTTTCCATCAAATAAAAGATCTCCAGATGGTCCTATTATTACGTCAGATCCACTAATAGTAACACTACCACTTAAATGGTTAGACATGTATTTACTAGACTGGTTAGTCATAGATGGTCTACTGAAGTCCATCAAAGTGCCATCTGGTATTATAACTGACTTAGATAAAGTTAAACTAACAATACCGTCAATAGATATAACAGTAACTAACTCTGTTATGTTCTGAGAACCTATCTTATCGTTATTTGTTATTATGTCACCAACACTTATACCGCTAAAACTATTTGGAACTATTATGTTTGATCCTAAGCTAGCCCCAGTTACTGTAGTTGTATTTTTTTCTAAAGCAAGTATAGGTTTAAACGGAGAATATTTAGCAACTGATATTTGATCTTCAGTTGTATAATAACCTGATGGTTTAGTTATGTTTATTTTTCTAGGTTGATTATAGTTATCTGTCCAAAATAAAAAGTCCTCAATAACATTTATACCTGTTATCCTATAGTTACTATTAAAATTCAAGAACTCGCCTTGAACTAATATGACAGGCAGAGTACTAACGCTTAAATCTATTTTCAAAATGTAATTAGAGTCAACACTATTAGTTGCCATACAATAAACTACATTGTTACTTTCATCAACAAAATAACCTATAACTATAACATCAGTAACATTTACTCCAGTGTCTTCTAAATTAGATATAACTGTATTACCAAGTATGTTTTCAAATTCACCTACAGTACTACCTTCAGATCTACTTATAGATAAATTTATAGCTTCTCTATATTCGCCACTAGGTATTAGTCTAGCGTCAAGGTCTTGATTCATTTTACCTTTTAAAAAGGTATTTTTAATTTCAGCCATTAAATTCTAATGTTTAATCCATTTAGACTTACCTCTCATTACTTGAGTTATCTCTTCTAGTTTTATGTTAGATAATCTTATCTTGGCGTTTCTTATTTTAGCGCTTCTCTCTTGCTTTAATCTTCTAACAACGTATTCAGGTTGGTTTACTCTAGAAGCAATTATAGCATGACTTATATGAGCATACAGAGCCTCTTCAGCTAACTTAGGTATTTTAGTATCCATATCATAAGCTAAGCCATCTGATATGTATTCTAATACTATAAGTTTATTAACTAAATCGCTTGAAAAAGATATTTTATTTTCTCTAGGGTTTATGTCAAACCATCCATTAACCTGCGCGTGTTGAGGGTCTAAACCATATAGTTGACCTCTTCTAACGCCACCGTCTATCATACCTGCATAATAAGGCCAATACTCCATATCTATACTTGTATTTATTAAGTTTAGCTTAGAGTTGTCCCATCTTTCTTCAGTTATAGAACTACCTTCTATGTTATTAGAAAAATTGTCTTGTATTGGTTCTCCATTTTCATCTTGTATTGGAGTGCTTTTTGGGCTTATAGTTAAGTTGTTAGCTGGGTATATAGGTCTTTTAATACCTAAGCTATCTATCCAAGATATTTTAGTATAGTTAACATAGTCTTGAGGTATTATAACACTCAAGCTATTAGGTATTGTTAGTTCTTGTGATTTTACTGCTCTAAGTGTATCGTAGCTAAGTTCCTGTAAACCTCTTTTAGCGTGAAATATAATATCTGTTCTTTTAGCGCTTGGTATTAGTTTACCTGTTCCAACGTATGCTACTTGAAAGTTGTTTATAACTTCTGATAATTTTATATGAGAATAGCTATCGTAGTTATCTTCAACAGTATTACCGTAAGCGTCATTATTTCCGTAGTTTCCACCTGTGTTCTTTTTTAACTGAACCACTATGTAACTACCTGCTGTTATCGATGCAGTAATTGTTATTTTATTCTCGTCTACAGTGTAAACAGAAGTATACTCGACAAAGCTACCTGGCATACCATCTGCGCTAGTATATAGTTTGAAATTATTTAAAGCGTAGTCAGTATCATTTGGATCATATTTATAAAAAACTAAATCCGTGTTAAAGCTAGTTGTAAACTCTTGATTAGGCGCTGTAGTTGAGGTAATAAAAAACTGAGTTCCTTCGTAATACTGCTGGTTAGTTTCTGTTATAAGGCCCATTCTTTATTATGATTTTTCGTTTATGTTTTCTTGTTGTATTTTTTGTGAAGCAACTTGTATTACTGTTGGGTCTTTTATTATTACACCAGCGTAAACAAGTATACCTAATATAACTTCAACTTGTTCTGATGGGTGTAATTCAAAATTTATAGATCCACCAGGATTGTACAAGTATTGGCCTAAACTACCTACAGTGTAATTCCACTCTATGTTAGCTGGCTTTTTTATATACGAGACCTGTACGTTCGAAGTGATTGTGGTTGGTTCAACGTATATTTTAGTGTCTTCATATAAGAAAACTGGATATTGTTTTGTGGCATTTATGAGTGGTGACTTCTTAACTAAGTACCATTCGTTTCTTTCGACTTTCTGAACTTCTGTTATGTCATCATATATAACCGTCCCTAATCTATAAAAGTCTGTTAGTGAAGATGTTGTGAAGTGATCTGTTGAAAACGTAGGTGTTTCTATTCTTTTAAATACATCTATTTTCTCTTCGGTACCTTTAACTCTGTTACCGTATTCACTATCATTTTCTGGCACACGTAACTGTTGGTTTAAGTCACTCATGTATCTTTCAAATATATTTAACTGAACTTGAGTGCCAACTTTATTAAACTCATCTGGAGTCATATAGCCTCTCTGTTGTTGGTTTAGTATTAGCAACACAGTCTTATATACAGTATCTACATTTATAGCCATTGTTTATTTTTTTATTATAATAAATGGAGGCAGTATTTCTACTACCCCCTATTATTAATCACTTGTTAATTTAGTTTTTTCTCTATCGATCTAAATACTTCTACACCTTCGTCGGTTTTAAAGTAAGCAGCCATAGCAGAATATGGATTCTCATCAAAAGGAACTGTCATTAGTTTTCTACCGTTAGAACCCCAATTAAAAGTTCTCTGATCTTGTGATAGTTTAATAATACCCATTTCAGTAGCTACAATAGCTACATTTCTTAATTGTACATTATCATCATTAGCTAAATCCATAAATAAAGATGGATTGTTTCTAGCGAATAACATAAGATCTCTTTTTAGTTCTTTTGAACTCATGTTGCTAACCTTAGAGCCTAATTCAACTCTTAATATAGCTTCAGCTTGATCAATGTCCATTTCTCTAGCAGCGTTTAAAGCATCTATTTGAAGATCTAATATATCTAAATCATCTTCAGCTTGCTCAACAGCGCTAAACTCTTCATATTTTTTACCTTTTAAAGGGTGGTACAAAGATAATAGTTTTTGTAAGCTTTGTTTTTCTTTAGGTACTTTTAAATCCCCATCTCTAAATATAATATGCCCAAGAGTAACCTCCCCTTTTTGTTCATCAACGAAAGGTGAGTCCTGATTAGTTGCGTATCTTATTTCTCTAGACTTACCAGTTTTTTCATCAAAGTAAAGTAAAGCATGTTTTCTAGTATGCCTACCTGGTATTGTGTCCGTTAGTGGTGATTTATTATTTTTTAAAAAATATACCCTATCTTTAATTTCCCATTCTGGTTTTAAGGGTTTTTTTGTTTCTTTAGCAGTTTTAACTGCAGTTTCTTGAGTAGCAACCTCAACTTTTTCTGCTGTAGCTTTTTTAGCCATAATATAATATAATTAAATAGTTTAAAATTGTGACAATAGCCTTAGTATATTAATAGTAAGGGGCTAATGTCATATAATAACCCCCACCCGAAGGCGGGGATTTTTATTTATTACTAAATTCCTTTGAACAATACAAAGTTGTTAGCAGCTTGAGTTACCAAACATCTCTCAGATAGGAAGTTTACTTCCATAGCATCTAGAGTAGAAGTTGTAGCTCCACCAGCAGATCCTGTTAACCAAGATTTCATTCTTCTGTCGTCAGCTTGTGAAGCTCTATAACGAACGTGTAAGAATGGTCGTCTTATGTTAGTTCCTAATACTTGATCATATACTGTTGATGTTCCAGCAGGTACTAATACGCCTTCAATAGAATTGATACCAGTGATAGCACCACGAGTTGAAGCATCGTTTAAGTATTTCCAATCAGTTTTATAGAAATCGTAAGATCCTCTACGGAAACCACTAAATCCTAAGTTCAATGCCATTTCTTCAGAGTTTTCAAACAAACCGAAAGCAGTTCCACCAGATTGTCCAGCAGAGATAGAAGCTAACATGTCATCAAAATCTAAATTAGTTTGACGATTTAAGAATAACATATTTTCTTCGATAGCACCTTGTGTATCTAAGTTTTTCAATATTCCATCAAAATCATCAAGACCAGAAGCAGCAGTGAATCCAGTTTGAATATTACCACGTGTTTCAATAGCTTGGAATAAACCTTGTGTTCCAGGGTTTGAAGCTAATGTTCCAGGTACTTGATTGTACTCACCTTCAACCATTGTCATTTCTAGGTAATCTTCAAAACGTAAACGTGTTTCAGACTCAGCCTTTAAATACCATAGGAATCCAGATTGACCATCTTCAGTAGCAACTTCAACCCATCCAATTTGAGCCATATCAGAACCAGATACAACGTATTGGTTTCTAATGATGATTGGTGAATTAGAGTACTGAGTGAAAGTTGGCTCAACACTTATTCTGTCTCCAGAATTAATTGTAGATCCTTTAGCATAATCAGAACCGTAAACAAATACCTTTAATCCAGTAGCAGCAAAACCTTGATTGGTTAAGTTCACGTTAGAATAAGGTTGTACTATGATAGTTCCAGCAGCTCCAGGTACAGAAACAGTTACAATACCTTTTGCTTCTAATCCATTAACTGGATCTAAAACAACTACAGTATCATTTACAGAAATAACATTACTAACTCCAGCTACAGCGCCAGGGTTGATAGTTATAGTAGAAGTTGTTCCACCAGCGTTAGCTTGACTAACACCATCGTAAGATATGTGTAGTCTGTTTTGCTCAGACCAAATTACTTGATCAGAACTCATTGGCATTTCAGCGCCAACCATTCTTAAAAATCCAGATAACGTTCTGTTTCCATAACGCTCTACTTCAGCTTCGTAGATCTCTGGTAAATATTGCTGTGCGAAAGTGTCAGTGTCTCCAGCACCGGCTCCGCCGTTAAATTGTAGGTAGTTAGTGTTTAATAACTGTTGTGCCTGTGAAGGTACAATACTACCAAATTGAGGAGTTAAACTCATGATTTTTTAGTTTAAGTTAAAATTTATTGTTTTTAATTTTCAGTTTTGAAGACTGAGGCTGACTAATAGATTTAACTTTTAAACCGTTTATGAATTGAGTTGGTGCTGGTTGTCTAGCTCCAACTGTAGGGTTTTTAGATTTATCTACAATTTCTTTCGTAGCATCTGTTCTACCCTGCTCATAAACATGATTTAATATCTTGTCTGAATTATTAGCCATAAATATAGCCTTGTGATAACCACTAGGATCGGATACTTTTCCATTTTTGTCTAAGAATTTTCCAATAAAGTTATTTATATTAGATTGTTCTTCAGCCAATTTAGTTGGGTTAGTAACACCGTATCTAAACTTTTTATCTTTAACACTAAAATCAAAACCTTTGAAATTTTCGTTAAAATAATTATTAGTTTTAGACACAAAATCCTCGTGCTGCTCTTTAGCTACTTTTTGGTCTTCGTTGTATCGGTTAAAAAAGTCTGTAGCTTTTTGTTGCTCCTGAGTTACGCCGGGTCTCAACTTGATTTCGTCGTAGTATTTACTCTTGGTTTGCTCTAAAAAGCTCTTAGCTTTTGCAACTTCTTCTTTAAACGCAAGTTTCTTTTTGCGTATATCTTTTTCTTCATCTAGCTCTTCGTCGTAATCATAGTCTTCTAATATTAGACTAACATCATCAGATTCTAGATAAGGTTTTGTTTGTTTGTAATATTCTTTTAATAATGTTTTTTCATCAACATTAGAATAATCAGCATTTAACCTAACGTAGTCTTCCATTGTGCCACCTGTTTCTTCCATAAAAGAAATAAGCTTTTCAATGTTTTCCGGTAATTCCACATTTAGCTCTGGATCTGGAGTTGGCTCTGGATCAGGTTGTGGATCTGGTTCAGGTTCTGGATCTTGTATCTCTATAATTTCACCATCAACTACTTCTGGATCCGGCTGTGGACCTGGATCTGGTTGTGGTTTTGGATCTGGATTTGGATCTGGATCTGGATCTGGTTTTTTACTTAAATCAACCTTAGAAATAGGTTGATTGTTAAGTTCTACTTTTTTTAGTGTTTTCTTTTTGGATTTAATTTTAAAATCCCCTTCTTGTTTTACTTCTGACATAATATAATATAATTAAATAATTGTTTTATCTAGGGCCAAACTGCTCTAGCCCAAAGCCGCCTAAAACATCGTTACCAGATGATTCAAAGTCTTTAGGTAAACCATCTGTCTGCCTTTGACTTATCATCTCACTTTGTTGTGTTGCTTGTATTTTTGTTCTTTGATCTTTACGATCTTCTTTTTCTACTTCATTTGTTCTTTTAGCGTTGGCGTTTATTTGAGCTAACTGTATACTATAGTTAAACTCTTCCGCCATAAGCTGTCTCTTTATTTCAGCCTCAGTTTGCATTCTTTGTATTTCAAATTGCGACTTAGCTTGTTCTATGCTTACTTTTTCTTGAGTTAAAGCTTGTTGTTTTTGAACTTCAGCCATAGCTGCTTTCTCAGCCGCCTCAGCGTTAGCTTGAGCTTGCATTTGTATGTTTGCTTGAGCTTGTTGCTGTTCTCTTTTTATTTTTTGTTTTTGTCTAAGCTTTAAAAACTGATTAGCTAATTTTAAATTTTTTATCTCTCTTATGTCGATAGCATCTGAAAGATCTATAGCTTGAGTTTGTAAAGCTACTTGTATGTTTTGCTCTAGTAAAGCTTTTTCCTCATCTTCAGGCTCTAGCTCTAGATATATACCAAAATCATGCAATTGTAGGTTAATCAACTCCTCAAGTGTTTTGGTATTAAATGTACTTATAGAGTTTGTTAAAGAATTTCTAGTTAAAGGGTTTTGTAAAACATCAGCCACTTTAAGACTTATATTCTCACATGTTCTTCTTGTTATATACAATAAAGAATCCATTAAATGTTTAGTGGCTACGTTTGAAGCGTTAGCTGCCATTTTTTGTAAACCAACTAAAGCATCTTTGTCTGGTGTACTACCGTCTCTTGCTTCGTTTAAACCAGTTACATCACGTATCATTTGTAAGTAATACTGGTAAGTACCTATTAGACTTTGTATTTTTTGTTGACCTGAAGAGCTGTTTAGTTCTTGAATAGGTATTTTACCCCTATTTATATCACCGTCTTGAGTTAAACTTCTACCTACAACGGATCCAGTTTGAAAATACATATTTAAAGCTTCCGCTGGGTTGTATTTTGTTCCATTGCCTAAGTCAACTTCAGATAAACCGTCCATATCTAAAAACACACCGTCTGGAACTATTCTAGACATAACCTGTTGCAGTTTATAATGCGTTAGATTTATCATGTCAGCAAAACCAGTTATTCTACTAACTATTGATTCTATTCTACCTTTATATGTTCTAGGCGCTGATATACAATAGTTCATTAAAACTTTAGTGGTGTCAGCAGCTGGTCTAGTCATATTCTCAGCCATCTTCCATTCCATCATGATGTTTGTGCCTAAAACTTTAGCACCAGTGTATAAAACCTCTATTGTTCTAGATATTCTTTCAAAGTTATCGTTCTCAGGTGGGTTAAATGTGTCTGGCTTTTCTAATGTTTTTTCTAAACCTTGGTCTGTCTTTTTTATTTTAAAAACTTGATCAACATATGTTTTGTACTCGAAATACATAACCTGAACAGTGTTTTCATCGTAATTACCCCATCCGGTAACGTATTGACCGTTTCCAGGTGTTTCCTGTATTTTCTTTAACTCGTCGTCGTCGATATTTGGAAACTGCTTTTTTAGCTCAGGTATTGTTATAGGTTTTACTTCACCTACATAGTATATGTCTTCAAAGTTTGGATCTTCAGTATAAGAGTAAACCATATAAGCTGGATCAACATAGCTTGTAACTATGCCTTCAGCATCATTAAATCTAGTTTTACTACACCCAATACCTATAGTCGTTAAATCGTAAGCTATTCTTTTCTTTGTCTGATCGTATTTGTTAAAATCTAAAACATTGTTTATAGCTTCTTCTTCAGCAACCTCTACATTTTGCTTATAAGTCATCTGAAGGTGAACATCTAACTCTTCCCTGCTTTCAGGTAGATCTTCAAGATCACCTGTTAAGGAAAAGTCCATGCCTATGTTTTCTTTTATGTTTACTAATGCTTTTTTAGTATTCATATCCCTTTCAACAGCAGCAGCATAATCTGTTCTACTTTTAACAGAAAAAGGATCTTGAGCGAAGGCTGATATTTCATATGATTTACCAGACATACCATTGACTACTATATCTACAAATTTTGATATAACAGGTACAGGCGTCCAGTCTAAATTCAAGTAAGACAAATCACCGTTTATAGCTAATTCATCTTTATATTTCTGAACACTTTGTTCTCCTCTAGCGTAAAGTCTTAGATTGTGAAAACTATTCCAGTTGTTTAAATATCTATTACCTCTAGTTCTACCTTGTCCAAACCACTCAAGCTCTATAGCTCTAGATACTTGTAAGCCGTAGTCGAAACTAGACTTTTCCTCAGCACTAACAACTTGGCTAGGAAAAGAACTATTAGTATTTGTTTGTATTTTCATTTACGTTATTATTTTAGAAACAGAACCTCCGTTATCATATCTTTTAATACCTAAATCAACACTTATTGCTTGTCTTTTAGCAACAGGTCTATATTTATTTTTATTGCAAGCCATTATAGCTAAACCAGAACTTATAGATGGATCATGTTTTGTTCTGTTATTTATATCAAACCTAGCCCAATCTTGCAATGTTCTTTGAAAGTACATGCTACCATAACCCTGGTCATTTGCGCCAACATAATTATCAATATATGTTTCTATAGCGGCTGCGTGTGACTGCTTCATGTCTTGACTAGAGTTAGGCACTCCACCAACCTCTTTTTCTGTTAGAGACAAACTATTGTATAATTTATCAGGCCTATTCATAGAAAAACCTCTATAACCTCTTCTTTTTAAATAGTACAAAAACCTAGGTTTATTGTTTTCAGCTAAAACAGGCATGCCGTAAAAAACAAGTGCCATTAGTATTTCTTCAAAAAATATCTCAGCAGTCTGAGGTCTAGCTATGTATTCTAAAAAGAATTGATTAATAGGTGCTTCGTCCATATGCATTTTGGTTAATCCAGATAGCGCACCGTTAGAACCCTTATTGTCAACTGTTCCTGATATATCATAGCTATCTAAGCCAAAAGCACCTATATGCTCGTTTCCAGGATAATTAATACCTCTATGGTTTTTTACTACGTTATTCTGTAGATGTACGTCAGGAACCCAAGAGACTAAAAACCTACCGTCTTTATTGGGCGTGAATACAACTCTAGTGTCTTTAACACCATTCTCCCATTGGAAACTACCTTTAGTTAAAACATTAGTGTTAATTAAATCACCGTTGTAATCTATTTGCTCGTATATTTTCGTTAGATTAAACAAAGAATTTTTAGCTTCATCTCTAAAAGCGTGATCCTCTGTTCTAGGAAACTGTCTATATAGTTCGTTTAAACCGTCCTGATCGTCTTTTAAACCATCAACTTCATTTTGCCAATGTTCTATTACGCCTAAATCTATTAGCGAACCATCTGGACCTTCAATTGGTTTTTCTGGTGTGTTGAATACAGGAAATCCAAAAGAATCAATGTATCCTTCGTAGTTCCATTCCATAGGTATGAACAAAGAATATAATCCTGAACTAGTCTGTCCGTTGGCGTTTCTTTTATCAACATTTGATGCATAGTATAGTTTTTTAAAATTATCACCACCCTTGTCTAAAGCATTGGAAGTGCTACCCATCATACATTTACCTATAAT